AAGGCTGGCTTGCGCGAAGCAGCGCGACACGGGGTGCTCTCGTAATGGACGCCGGCACCATGCGCAGCATGTCCGACGCGCACCTGGCCAGCGCCGCCCGTGCGGAAATCGACACCCTGACCAGCACCCCCCTCGAGGTTGAACTGCTGGGCCGGTTCGAGCGCTTGCTCGACGAAGCCAGCACCGACCAAGAGCTTTATCTGGTCATCGCCGACTTCGACATCACCGGCGAGGCGCTGCGCGCGCTCTGTGAAGCGCACCCGGCCAGCCTCACCGACATCACGGCGATGCTGACCATGCTCAACGACCTTGACATCCACGAACCGGGCGATCTCCGCCGGCAGCTCGACATCGCCGCCGGGTTCGAGACGCTGGCCACCGAAGCCGGCGACATCTTCGCCCGCCTCAACAACCTCACCACCGAAACCACGAAGGAGCCTCAATGAGCCTCGAAAAAGCCCTCGCCGACAACACGTCGGCAATCCGCGAACTGATCGCCGCCCTTACCGCCAGCGCCAAGCCGGCACCGGTCCCAGCGGCCCCTCTGCCGGACGCCACGGCACCGGTCCCCGCTGAGGTCGCCACAGAAGCCGCAACCCCAATCCAGGAAGCGGCGAAGGCCCGCCCTACGCCTGCCAAGACCAAGGCGACGCCTGCCCCTACCCCGCCTACTGCCGCGGCGCTGGTGGACGTTGCGCCCGAGCAGAAGGCCGCCAGTTCCGAACCGGCCGCAGCGCCGACCAACTACAATGATGTTGTGGCCGCGGTGACGAAGGTTGCCAAGGCCAAGGGCCGCGACGCCGCGGTCGCAGTCTTCCGCGACTTCGGCGTGGCCAACGGCAAGGAACTGAAGCCCGAGCAGTACGCGGCCGTCGTCGCCGCGTGCGCCAAGGCGGGAGCCGCGGAGTGAGCGCCGCTTTCGCCTGCGCACGTGCGCTCTTTGCCATGATCGCCGCTGGCGTCAGCCTTACCGCGCTACCCGTCTATGTGCCCCGCGCCAAGCGCATGGCCGCCAAGGCGCGCAACGTCCAACGCCACCGGAGGGCTTGCACATGACCACCCACGTCGTTGCCTCTTCTCCCCACGCCCTTTTTTCTCCCTCCTCGGCGCATCGGTGGATGCGCTGCGCCGGCAGTGTCGGGCTCGAGTCTCGCGAGCCCGACACCAGCAGCGAGTTCGCCGACGAAGGCACCGCCGCGCACGCGCTTGCGGCGCTCGCCCTCACCAACGGCACCGACACCGCCGCCTACCTCGGCTGGATTATCACCGTCACGCACGAGCCCGCGGCCATCGCCAACACCGTCACGGAGCGCGACTTCACGGTCGACGCCGAGATGGCAGGCCACGTGCAGGTATACGTGGATTACGTGCGCACCCTCGGCGGCGAACTCGCGGTCGAGCAAGCGCTCCCCATTGCGCACATCACCGGCGAGATTTACGCCTGCGGCAGCGCCGACGCTGTGATCGTCGATGGCGACGTCTTGACCATCATCGACCTGAAGTACGGCCAGGGCGTCATGGTCGAGGCCAAGGACAACCCGCAGCTCCAGATCTACGCCTTGGCCGCCATGCGGGAGTTCGACTATCTCGGTGACTTCAACAGCGTGCGTGTCGCCATCGTGCAGCCCCGCCGGCAGCACATCAGCGAGTGGACCTATACGCCTGCAGAACTCGAGGCGTTCCGGCCGCGCTGTGCCGATGCCTCAACGCGTGGCGTGCTCGCACTGAAGTACTTCGACAAGCACGCCGAGATGCACGAGAAGTACCTCGAGCCCGGCGACAGCCAGTGCAAGTTCTGCAAGGCCAAGGCGACATGTCCGGCGCTCGCGGCGCACGTGCTGGCCACGGTGTCCGATGACTTCGTCGACGTGTCGCAGCCGATCGCGCCGCAGCTCGAGCCGACCCTGGCGCGGACCTTCGACAACGTCACCCTCGGCAATCTCATGTCCGCAACCGACCTGATCGAGTCGTGGTGCAAGGCGGTGCGCGCCAAGGGCGAGGCCGAGCTGCTGGCCGGCAACGCGGTTCCGGGCTTCAAGCTGGTCCAGGGGCGCCGTGGCGCGCGCAAGTGGGCAGACATGACCGCCGCCGAGCAAGCGCTCAAGGCCATGCGTCTCAAGGTCGAGGAGATGTACGACCTCTCCCTGATCAGCCCCACCACGGCAGAGAAGCTGCACAAGGCCGGCGCAATCGGCCCGCGGCAGTGGCCGAAGCTGCAAACGCTTGTCGTGCAGCCTGAAGGCCGGCCGTCCGTAGCGCCGGACTCTGACAAGCGCCCGGCCCTTGTCGTGCAGGCCAGCGCAGACGAGTTCGACAACGTAGCCGAGCTGGTATAGCCGTGCGCGTCGCCCCTCCCCACTCGCTGCTGCCGCCCGATGCCATCGCGGCGCTGCAGCGCGCAGCGGCAACGCCTCTCATCGGCCCCGATCCGCTGGCGCGGCAGAAGGCGATCGAGAAGGCAACCGCCCGCATCAAGTTGCAGTACCCCCAGTTCTTCCACCAGGAGCCCACACCATGAAAATCAAGCTCACGAACGTCCGCCTGTCGTTCCCCGAATTGTTCACCGCCAAGACGGTGAACAGCGAAGGCAACCCCGCTTTCTCCGCCTGTTTCCTGATCAACCCGGCAGACCCGCAGGTCGTCGCGCTGAACCAGGCGATCGAGAAGATTGCGTCGGACAAGTGGGGCGCCAAGGCCCCCGCCATCCTCAAGCAGATGCGCGCCACCGACAAGGTCTGCCTGCACGACGGCGACCTGAAGTCGAACTACGAGGGTTTCGTCGGCATGCTTTACGTTTCCGCCCGCAACAGCGTCCGGCCGCTGGTCGTTGATCGGGACAAGAGCCCGCTCGTTGAGCAGGATGGCAGGCCCTACGCCGGCTGCTACGTCAACGCCAGCATCGAACTGTGGGTGCAAGACAACAACTACGGAAAGCGCATCAACGCCAGCCTGCGTGGTGTGCAGTTCCTGCGCGACGGCGACGCCTTCGCCGGGGGCTGTGCCGCCACGCCAGACGAGTTCGACGACCTCGCCGCGGAAGCCGCCGACGACCTGTTCTAGGCACACGCACCCGGCGGCAGCGCCGGGCGCTTTACGCCGCCCTCGCGAGCCGGGGGCGTCGCAAAGCGGGAGCCCTTACCTCCAACCTGCGCCAGACCACGCGGGCAAGGCTGAGATTGCTACCCCTGGCGGACCCGCAACGTGTAACTCCGCCAGGGCATGCATAAACCGGGGAGGGCTCGTAAGACATCACCCGGGAATCTCGGCAACGGTCACTTTTGAAAGGGAAGCAGCGCAATGCGAATCTGCTGGAGCGACACGGAGACCTACAGCGAAGTGCCTATTGCCAACGGCACGCACGCCTACGCCGAGAAGGCGGAAGTGATGCTGTGGGCTTTTGCGATCGACGACGGCCCGGTCGAAGTGTGGGATTTGACCGCGGGCGCCCCGATGCCCGACGCGCTCGCCGCTGCGCTCGCCGATCCGGACTTCGTCTTCACGTTCCACAACTCGCATTTCGACCGCACGGTTCTGCGCCACTGCGGCTTCGAGATTCCCGTCTCCCGCGTGCACGACACGATGGTCAAGTCGCTCGCCCACTCCCTGCCCGGCGGGCTGGGCAAGCTGTGTGAGATTTTCGACCTCCCGGTCGACAAGGCCAAGGACAAGGACGGCCGGCGGCTTGTGCCCCTGTTCTGCAAGCCCCACCCGGAGAAGAAGGGTTACTACCTCCGCCGGGCGACCCGCGAGACGCACCCGGCCGAGTGGGCGAAGTTCGTCGAGTACGCACGCCTCGACGTGGAAGCCATGCGCGCGGTCGATGCGAAGCTGCCCACGTGGAACTGCAGCTCCAGCGAGCGCGCGCTGTGGGAACTAGACCAGGCCGTCAACGACCGCGGCTTCGCGGTGGACGTCGACATGGCCCGCGCGGCGATCGCCTCGGTGCAGGTTGAACAGGCGCGGCTCGCAGATCGCACGCAGGCACTCACAGACGGCGACGTACAGGCCGCGACACAACGGGACGAAATGCTGCGGCACATCACCCGCGCTTACGGGGTGATGCTGCCCGACATGCAGCAGAGCACCCTCGAGCGCCGCATC